AGATACTTTAACCATAGCAGCAACTACAGTACAGTTGTACTCTCCAGTGGCAAATAGGGCTATTGCTTTGAGTTGTTTAGGAGAGAAGTCTTTACCTACTAGTACACCTGTTTCTGACATGTTATATTCCTTCTTTTTATTATCTTTACCCAACGTGATTATCTTACGGAGTAAAAGATAAGAACCTATAGATATATCTGTATTTAATTATCTATAGATATATAATGTAAAACGTTTTTGAATAAAGAGAATTTTGAATACATCATCCCTTTAATACTTATAAATGATTTCTAACAAATCATTGTTGTATAAAACATAAATACTAATTACATATATAGTATACTCTTTTTTGAACTGAAATATTCACTATTTATTAAAAAACAACCACTGGTTGAATGAACTAACGCTTAGGTTGAATTGATATTAAGATATAGATATAGATAGTTGTGATATATATATCCTCGACAGGATATATGATTATAACTGTTATATATTATATATATCGGCATGACCAAGCACAAACTTTAGCTTTTTATGAAAAAAGATTATATTCAACCCCAGGTTGATACAAGTAATGGTATGCGTTAGTAGGCTATATCTGTGTATCTAAAGACCCTATACTATATATATAGAACTAGAGAACTAGTTCATTCAACATGACAAAGGAGTCAACATGAATAATTCAAAAGAAGTAGTACCAGCAATACCAGAAGTACCATCAGAGTTAGAGTCAAAGTGGATAGAAGGATTTGAAGGAATGTATTCAATACGTGAGGATGGCGCAGTCTATTCACATAGTAGGATTACACCTAAAGGTCGTTTACGTACAGGGCGATTCTTAAAACAACAATCCCTAAGAGCAGGATACAAGAATGTACATCTATCAAGAGATGGTGATATATATCCTAAATACACACATCGTATAGTAGCTAAAGCGTTCCTTGATACTTATAGTGAAGAGTTAACAGTAGATCATATAGATATGGATAAGACAAACAATCACTATACCAATATGAGAATGTGTACCATTGAAGAGAATAGACACTTTGCTAATCAGAGTGGTTTACCTATAGGCGTAAGCGCTAATGGTAGTGGTAAATGGAAAGCTAGAAGAGGTAAACTATACCTTGGCACATTTGCAACCATAGCTGAAGCTGCTAGAGCATATCAGGAGGCTCTCTAATGAATATAAGACGTATGATATATGATACTAGTGATAAGTTGAATACTACGCAACGTAGAGCATTTAATGCTAATATTATTAAACGTGCTGATATAGAGGATTATTCATTAACATATCTAACCAATGTAGATAGTCATGGGTATGTGCGACATTATCTAACAGCTGTATGTGATAAGGTGTGTAATACAGAACATATCCAGTTAGAAGCCAGCATACTATTCGCTAGAGATGATCAGGTATTTGATAGAGCAAATGATATATTTGAAGATCTAAAGTATCAGATTAAGAAGCATATAAAAGAGAAGGACATATTGGTATATAAGTAATAAGAGGGAGCCTTTAACGGGCTCCCTTTTACATTATTAAACAATCTTCAACGTACCCGAATCATTCCATATATCACCAGCAGATAGTCCACTTGCTGAAGTAGGTAAGTTAGTAGCAGTTAGTTGAGCTGCTGTCAATGTACCAACATCAACGATATCATTAGTATTCATATCAAGGTTGCCGCCAACATTTACACTGCCTGTTGGAGCCAGGTTAAGATCTGCGCATTCAATTTTCAAATCTTCCCACTGTGCTCCATCCCAATCTCTACTTTTAATTGTTCCAGTTTTCGTACCACCATCATCATAAAAACCAAGATTAAGAATAGTTCCACCAGTTGGATTTGCTGTAACTCCACCTTTTATATTCACATAGTTATTTGTTGTAATATTCCCAGCATCAACGATATTATTACCGCTCATATCAAGGTTGCCAAGAGCTTTAATCAGACCTGTAGTATACAACTTCAACATATCTACACCGTTTGCTCCAAGTGATAAATCAATATTTGTCTCTGCAATGATACGAGAAGTAGACCTACTAAGGACAAACTCGCTTGTGATATTTAAGTCAGCCACACCAGATCTAAAAACTCTTAGCGTACCACTGTCAACACTAATATTAGTAACACCAATATTCCCAGCATCAACGATATCATTACTATTCATATCAAGGTTGCCGTTAGCTAAGAAAGATGATTGAATAACCCAAGATATAGCACTACCAGTAGCTCCAATAGGTGCATTGGAAAAGTCTATACCTCCATTATTATTCATTCTCAATCTGTAAGGCTGTACAGTTGCTTGTGTCCTAATCCAGTTAACGCCATTCCAAATAGCCCCATACGTACCAAATTTACCAAAAGCATATTCTCCATCTGACCCAGTTCCATATCGAATATTATTAACATCAACGATATTATTACTATTCATATCAAGGTCGCCATTTGGTATTTCAATATCACCAGTAGCGGAAGCAGTTAACGCCTTAACGCCATTTGGCGTTAAGGTAACATTAGTGGTAGCTCCAGCAGAAGCCAAATTCATAGAAGAAGTTGAGTGTTCCCAATAAACATTTCCTTTTGTAAGAGCGTCTTTCTTAAAGTCTATTTGAGTATAAGTAGAAGTTGAATCTAACGTTAATGGTATCGCAGCTGAACCAGAAATAGCTAATGCGCCAGTCATAGTATCACCAGCTTTAGATACTTTACCATCAATAGCTGTATTCTGAACTATTTGTTCTGCTTCAATGACACCAATATCAGATGCGTTAGTTATAATACCAGATGCATTAGTTTCAATACCAGACGTATTAGTTATAATATCAGATGCGTTAGTAGCAATATCAGATGCGTTAGTAGCAATACCTGCAATCTGTGATTTAATAACGTAGTCATTATCTCCTACGCCAGCAGCACCATTAGTAATAGATATACCACCTGCGTTAGCACCTTCTACTAATACATCAATCAATGGAGGTACAGGAGCAGAACCAGTTCCAGCTGCACCACCAACAATACCCATTGGAGTTCCTAGTAAGTTGAAAATACCAGCACCATCATTTGTAGGTGCACCATCAGCATCAAGGAATTGCATAGCACCATGGTCCCAACGATAAGGAATCCTAAACATAGCGAACGCTGTTTTCTGTAAAGCTAATTGAGCTGAAGAAACAGTTGTATTCTCTCTATCATAGTAAATATCTCTACCACTACTATCATTACTAGATTTAAGTTGGTTAGGAAGATTAATATAGATACGACACTCACCTGTAGTTTTATTAACAGCTCCAAAGCCAAACAGGTTACCAGTACACGAGTTATCACGAGCCTCATCTAATGCTGTATATCCAGCAAGATCAGCTAAGTTATAAACTTTAGTGTAGTTATCAAGTCCATTACCTCCAGGTCCATTAGCAACATAACAACCATCTACAGATATATCTAATGCTGGGAATGATTGTCTTCTTGTTTGTAGTACGAATCCAGCAGTATTTGATACATTCATAACTGTCTCATCAGTTATAGCAGTAGGAGTACAACCTTCACCTCTCCATACAGGAAACTCAGCGCCAAGTCTTTCAAGGATAACAGCAAGTGTTCCTTTAGAATCATACACCTCAAAACTAGATACTCGTCTATTAGACGCGACACCATTAGCAACAAAGGTAGCGTAGTCATTTAAACTTATCTCACCAATAGTACAGAATGGCATAGGTGGATATCCAGCAGTAGTTTTAAGAGTAGCTACACCTCCAGTGTTATCAATGTATACCTTCTGCGCTAAAGCAGAAGTAGCAGTACCTAAAAGCAGCTCTAATCTAGCTCTACCACCAACACCTGCACCTGTTAACGTATCAAGTTGTAGTATTTGACCACCAAGTTGAGCTGGTAGAGTATGTGTAGGGAATTCTTCATTGTATACATCAATATATACCTTACCACCATCTGCGACTAACTCATAACCTTGAAGCTCATTGATAGTTCCATCAGACTTTGAATCATAATCGTCAGCTTGTACAGCTATTGCGAATATACCATTAGTAGCGTGGATATATATAGCAGTACCCATAAGAATACTCTTACCTGGATTAGGTCTAGTAGCACTAAGGTTACCATCAACACCAAGATATGCAGGCTGACCTGCGATCAGACCAGTAGTATCTATATTAAATAGATTACCATATCTACCAACAGTAGCTTCAGCGCCATCAATACAATCTTCAGTCAATACACCAACAACCCAACCTTCATTGTTATTGTTGTTAATCTTTTGCGCGTCAGCTGCATGCATATTAAGACCATCAAAACTATCATTTAGTCCATGTACATCTACACACGTACCTTTAGTGATAGTAACACCAGTGTTATTTGTAGCAAATAGATCCTGAAGTTTACCCATTCTTTTAGGAAAGTCAGGATTGTCTGCGTGAACAGCAAGAGTCTTCTCACCATCACTGTAGTAAACTCTACCAGGTGTGTATGAAGCTGTATCATTAAAATTAAAATCAATAGAATCAACAGCGCCACTAGTAGTAGGAATACCAAAAGACGTCAGATCATCAAAGTGTATCTCACCAGATGCTAAGTGTGCATCAATGATATCATGAGTATTAATACCAACACCAGATATATTTAAATGGTTTATAGATTCTTCTGGGTAATGTATTGACGTATCAGCTATATGGGCAAGTATATCAGTGTCACCTACGTTCTCATAGAAGTAGTGATATTGATCAGCCATATCTTTATAACGTAATGCTGGCTCATCACCTGTTATGAAGAAAATCTCTCTTTCGTCTTGGTTTATATTTGCTTCGTGCTCGGTGCCTTCAAAGTGTTGAAGAGCACCAGGGAATAAACTTGCCATAATTAAAGCTCCATTCTGTCTAGGATAATTCCAGCAGCAAAATCAAAGCTAGCGGAACCATTTGAGAAACTAATAAGTTGATTATATCCTGTATCATAACCTGTCCCATTCTCACTGTATCTAAGTGGTACATAGTTAGGAGTTAAGGTATCTAATAAGTTAGCGGCATATGTGGCATATCTTGCTGACAACGCATCAAAGAATGTTGCTACTTCAATAGAATCAGCACCCTGTATACCATTTATAGCAGTCTGACCAACAGATATACTAGTAGACGTTTTCTTGCCACCTGTGGCGTTCTCCATGATCTTATCGTCAGCCATGTGTTTATATACTAAACTTAATGCATAATTCATTTCTGAATCTTTTATTAGTCTTAGTAATGCGTTATACTTTCTAGTTTGTACAGACGAACCAAAATCTCTATACCTATCTAATGATATAGAAGAAAGGCGCATATCTATATAAGCTCTAGCTACACTCAATGCATATCTTATGTCTGGCTCTGATATGTCTTCTGCAGTTAGATTAGCTCTATCATATACGTCTTGTACTGAAGCAAAAGGTGAACCATCATTAGATGATGACACTTCTAATACTGGCGCGGATGCTAAAATAGCAGACCCAGCAGTAGCGTCAGAGTAAGGAGTAGTATAACCATCTACACTATTCTCAAATTGAACCTTATAGAATAGATCTGAATCAATAAGATATTCAGATAAATTACTAGGGTAGTTGTATTCTATTGTATCTTCTAATACGAATACGCCACTAGATGTGGCACTTGAAGTAATATTTAATAAATCTACTTCTTCATTGACTGGTATTCCAGTCATTAAAAATCCACTATATATAGTCATGTTATAATCCTATTCTTCTTGCTTGTACAACTGGTTGAGTTATCCAGTTAGAATTGGCCAGGTCTTGCCCAATATTAAATAAATTAGCACCACTTGATCTATCATCTAATATACTCTGCGTCATTAGATTCCGTATTGATGTATCAGCAGCTGCGGCATCCGCTACTACACTAGTAGTTGAATGATACGTATTCATCTCAGCTGGCGTAAGCTCTTGAAATAGCTGCTCAGCTGTCATGATGCCACCCAAGGTATTAGAATGTACTCTTGTATTTCTAGCATCAACACTCTCATAAGCTGGGCCTCTAGTTGGCTCTAAACTCAATGAGCCTGCTACTCTCAGTATATTTGATAGCGCTTCATTTAACTTTTCTTTCTTACGTATCTTTAATCCTCTATCATTACGATAGCTTCTGAACTCACCACTATCCCATCTGACACATCTAGTGATTATATTATTATCTTTTGTTATGTCTTCATGGAAATTAGGATGTATATCCCTCCACGTTCCATTATAGTAAGCTTCCCAATCAGCAGAAGACGTACCATTTTGAGCGCGTGATCTACTTCTTCTTTGAATAAATTTAAATGCTTCTCTAGCTACGATAGCTGTATTTACTGTCTCACGAACTATTTCTCTAGTCCTGCGATCAGCTATTAGGTTTATACTAGAGCCAATTCCTCTAGTAACTAAGCCACCTAATGTAGGATTTTGTAAGAAGGTATATGCACTAAAACCTCTAGCAGCAAGATCTCTATATCTACGATTACTTATAATACCTATACTTCTACCTACTAATCCTCTAGCATTTCTATTACGTACATCTCTAGCAACGCCAATACCTCTACGTATTGAGCCTCTAGCTCTACTACTAGGGATAGCATTAATAAGAGAATTAGTTACACGAGCACGTGTAGGCGCGCGTAGTGTTTGTATATTACTAATAGTGCGTCTAACCTGACTTCTAGTTGTAGTATTAGATATAAGGTTAGTAGATTGACGTATTAACCTCGCAGTAGTTGGCCTAGCAGTTACAGAACTTGCTAGACTAACACCACGTCTAATACCTTGTCTAATAGCAGGATTACGCACGAATGCAGCAGAAAGTCTAAGTGTTCTTAAAACTCTACCTATTGGAATCATAATTAGCTCTCACTTGGTAAAATAACTTTCGAGAAAGGATCATTTGATGGTCCCATCACATATAGGTTAGCCTCGTAATACATTATATTACCATCCAACCATCTTGGTACTATCTGTGCTATCTCATAATCATTACCCATTATTCTAACTGTCCAAATTGTTCTCTTAAGTGTACCTGCATTATTTAATACAAATATTCTATCTAAGAATGTATTTGGTTTATAGAACATCTTTCTAGTATCTCTAGCTATGTATTCTTCAAAGTCTTCATTGTTCTTAGCGACAGTAGGGAATCCATATGAGCCTGGATCAATTAACGCTTCAAGTTCAGTAGTTATTCCGTCTTCATATGCTGATTTACCATTAACTGTAGCTCTTTCAATAGGGTCGTACTTAGTAAATGAGTAATTCATACCTAAGTCAGCTATCTTATCGATATATAACTCAGTGTTTGCATCCTTATATCCTTCTTCATAGTAATCAATATAATCAGAAGCATATGATGTCCCAGTAAATTCCTCACTGAAGGCAAGATTAGTTACTCTCTCTTGATATACTGTAGACTTAAGGGTACCTAAACCATTAAGAGCATTATTGTCTCCAACTTGGTACGCCATTCTAATACTTTCTTTATTGTTAATATGTGGCGTCATTTCATTAGTAAATTTAAAAAACGTTCCACCTATAACGTTGCCATCTACTGAGTTAACTCTTCTCCACTCTGATTCAGATACTTCTTTGGTAAATAAGTCACCATCACCATCTTTTTCAAATACAGCAGATATTAAGAAGCCACTAGATAGTCCTAATACATCATTTGATGCATCGTTTGCATTAGTTACTGATGCAATATTGGTAGAATAACCACTTGGAAAAGCGTTTTGAGTACTAGTCCATGTTTCTCCAGAGTCATCAGATATAGCATGTTGGTCTGTACCATCCTCTAATGAATAATGAACACATAGAGTACCTAGACTATCAATAGCTAGAGTTGGTTCTACTACTTCATTTGAAGACACAACTGAGCTATCATTAAATGTACCATAACTCGTTATTGAATATTGTGTACCTGATTGTTTGTTATAAGATATATACTTAGTTTTACCATTAGCTACATAGATTATATGAAGCTTATCTTTCCAACTTTTAACAGCTAATGTTCCAATTGTAATAGCTTCTGCGTCGTATGTATAATTCTCTCGCACTACATACTGCGCGTCATAGTTACAACCTAATACAATCATTTCATTGCTATTGTTACAATAAACACTATATAATGTACTACCATCAGCATCTGATGCGTAATATCCACTAGCTATCAGTTCTAAACCACCAGTTGTAGGATCAAAGTCGCTATCCCCATACCAAGTATTAAATTGAGTAGCATCATTATAACTACCCCAATGATACTGAGTTGAACCAAACCCTCCAACTAAAGTATAGCTATCTACATTACTAACCTCATCAACAGTTGAATCATTAATTTTAACTATTGCGATTCTTGACCCATCACCAAAAGCACCTACATGATATACATTAAATCTAGCGTCATCATCAAGTAATCTACTATTCCAGTCTTGTAGGTTATCTCTATCAGACCAAGTATATCCATTATCCAATGATGATTTAAGTACTACACCATTTATACCATTAAATACTAGTGCGCGTAATGAACCATCTGGTTCTATAATAAATTGTGAATTATTACACACGCCACCTTGTGAACCTATATTTCTACCATATGTAGACTCAAATAGAATAGCAGTATCATATACGCTTTGAGTGACTAAACCACCAGCGTTAGTACTTGCCATGTCTCCACCAAATGTACCAACTTTTGTTGTGAATTGATAGATATATGGCGCTGGTAAGTAATCATCTGCAATAGGCGCACTTGATGTAGCTGAAGAACCATACACTCCATCAGGATAGTCTGTTAGCTCAACTGTGTATGTAGTGTCACTTATAAAGATAGTATCATCAGGAGTGAATCTTAACTTATAGTAAAATGGGCCTGTCCAGTTATCTTCTGCTGTAACTGTACCTGTTACTGTTCCACCTGCGTGTGTTATAGATACCATATCATCAGTGATGTTGTCACCTATGATGTATGTATTGTTATCGCGAGCATTGTCAAATGTCCACTCAAAGTATGGTATAGTTAATAGACCACTTATCTCAGCTATAGTTGGACTAGAACTCGTTACTTCTAGATTTATAAACTCCTCAGTTGTAAAGGTGTAGATATATGGCTCAGCTAAGAAGTCATCTGGTATAGGTGATGAAAATGATGGCACACCATATACTCCAGTATCATAATCTCTTAATTCAACCGTATATTCTGTACCATACTCTAGTCCAGAGTCAGGAACAAAGTATATCCCAGACGTCAAGGTTTGTCTTGCATCAGGAAGTGGATATACTGTACCTGTAAGTTCAATACCGCTAGCGTTAGTGATGTATACCATATCATTAGTTATAACTGAATCAATTCCATCAGTCGATTTAACTATAAAATCTTGATCTTTAGTCTCATTATAGAAGGTCCAGTAGAAACCACTTTCAGTGATTGGAACATCTAATACGCCTGAGACTGGAGCTGCTTCTGTTACTATTAATGACATATCTTACCCCTTAAATTATTAATGCTAGTACTGCTAATAGAATAGCTGTGCCGCATACTGTGCCTATCTTCCAGGCTATCTTAGTAAGACCTAAGACTTTGTTCTCTACTAGTGCCAATCGCACTGACTGATCCTTAGTACTATCCATATGCTCTTTAACATACAGCATATCTGTTTGAAGGATTGTTAGCGTGTTCAATATAGCATCTAGTCTATCATTGTTGTGATCCATGATACCCTCTAATGTTATAGAAGTAAGGGGCTTTTACACCCCTTACTATTTAATTACGCTACAGTTTTAGTAATACCAACACCGTATGAATCAACAAGTAATGCTTGGTCAGCTGATCTCCATGCCATAAGATCAAACGCACGTGCAGTAACGTTCTCATCTACATCAACACCAATGTCTTTCATGTATGCGAAGCCTACTGCTTCTTTAGCAAACATAGCACCATGATAGTCACCATCTGTTTGTACTTGAGTAGAGATGAACGTTGGAACACCATAAGGAGCCGCAACATAACCATTCATAGATGGATATCCAGCTTGGAAGCCTTCAACGATACCAGTACCAACACCAGCAAATGTAGCCGCATCACCAAAGTCATCAGCGATGTCTGCCCACTGTTGTGGAGAAAGAACACAGAAGTAAGGCTTAGGCGCGTCAGCTGCTTCAAGAGTAGCAATAGCTTCTCTGAAATGAGCCCCAGTCATAGTAGCACCAGATGCAACTTGAGCAGTGAATACACCAGAACCCATAGTAGCAAGAATCTCTTTGTCTTCACCTTGAGCTAATGCTCTACCTAATTGCTCACCATAAGGAGCAAGGTCACTGAATGGATCAGCATGAAGTACACGCTTAGAGATCTGTACATAGATACCTCTCTCATCAGGTGTAAGAGTAACACCATCTGAACTCCAAGCGGTTGAAGTAGTTGCTACACCCTCTGTAAGTGGAGCTTCAGTAAGTTCTTGGAAACGAGGCATAACGATAGAGCCTGCTCCTAATGGAACTTCTTTTACTGTAATTAAGTTACGCATGATACGAGCAGAGTAAGCTGCTGATTGAGTAGAGTCTGAAACGATCTCTCCCACTAAGTCATTTAAAGTTGTAGTATTTGTAATAGCCATAATATTTTATTCCTAGATTGTATAGTTCGTATTAGCATTGTTAGCTAATAATGCACGATAATGCTCTCTAAGAGATGCACGTGCAACTGGGTCATTTTTGACCGCACCTAATTCACTTTTAACAGTGTTAGGTATGTTAGTATTCTTTGTTGTAGGTGATATAGGCGCCTGTCCTTTAATCACTGGTTGTGCAGGTTGTGTAGTAGTACCAAACTGTGGATAGTCCTTCAAGAACTTATCTACTGCTACTGATGCTGTTACACCATCTTCCATCTTAACCCAACTTGGGTCAGCTGTTATGCCACGCTTAGTGAACTCTGAGTTAACATCATTCACTACATTACTTTGATTTACTGAAGTTTGTAGATCATTAAACTTTGTCTCTGCATCTCTTGCTTTAACACGATATGATGCTGCTTCTTCACGTAACTCTTTTACATACTCTTGAGAGTAACCAGTACTCACGTTTGTTGGTTCATCCATCTAGGACTCCTTTATAATATTGGTATTAGCGCCTGATATATCATCATTAAATGCAAGGTTAGCGCGAACCTCAGCCTCAGCAGTATTCTCATCTAGAGTCATGTCAAGTTTTAATAATTCATCAATAGGCGTTCTAATGCCTAACTTAATGTCTTGTTCTAACGTATCTCTTGTTGGATCAACAGGTAGATAGTCTTCTGGATATAGGACAACTAGGTTGTCTATAGGCTCCATATTTAACCGTGCCAATATCATATTAGCTAGGTTAAGTTCATATATTTGATATCTATTTGTCTTCTCAGTAAACACACTCTTAATAGGCGCCCACTTGATTAGTAGCTCAACACCTGAAGTAGATCCAGACGCATCACCTAACACGCTGATCTTAGGCACACTAGACGTCTCATATATCTTATCTTCTAAGTATGATAAGAACTCTAGAGTCTCTGCTATCTTAGGATTCAATGATAGTGCTCCTGCTGTAGCTCCAACTGGCAAGCTTATTGCTGTACCTGGGTGTATAGATACACCTTCACCATTAGCGAAACCTGTCAATACAATAGGTGTAGCTGATTGCATCTTAATCATGTATCCTAGGTTTGTTGTAACTTGGTTGTATGATTGATTTAACTGTCTTACACTAGTAGCTGGCGTGTGTCCTAGATACTGTGTTACTACATCTTGTGCTTTGAATGCTACGAATGGTATGTATCCTAGTTCATTCTTCTCTGCTCCACTAGTGACTAAGCCATCTCTAACATGGTGTACATAGTTCTCTGTCCATACTTGTGAGTTGATTACTCTTGCTACTTGTACGTTAGGTGAAGTACCAGCACTACTAGTACTAACTACATCATCTACTGATATAAGCTGTAGTGCGTCAATAGTCTTATTGTTTTCTGACACTACGCTAAAGTCTGAAGAATCATAGACTTGCAAGTCCATATTGTTTTCCTCATTTATACCTACATATACTAACGCTGTACCTGTAAGCTCTGCACTTAGATCTACTTGATGTAGGAACTCATCTATATTAAGCTCTTCATATAAGCTCTCTAATAGGCTCACTGATGCACTAGGTCCATCAAACGTTCGTACTAATGGTCTAGTGTATAGTAGTGACGATCTCTTACTAATGATAGGATTAGTAAGGTTAACTGATATAGGATCTACGTCACCATTAACTAGACTGATGTATTGCTCTTGTCTACCATAGTAGAAGTCCTTATTAGTAAGGGCTCCTTCTCTTCTCTTCTTCTCATCATTACCAAATGAGAATGAGTTTGTCTTTACTACTATCGAATTAGGTGTTGTATCTAACATTATACGTCCTCGCTTTGACAACCTGCACATATCAATGGTGGTAGGTGCTTAGCTGTTGTTGATATGAATACGCTACCACATGAGTTGCATCGCTTCATTATCTTATGTTTAGCCATGCCTGGTGCATAAGCTGTTTGAGTTGGGGTAGAGGCCACATACTTAGCGTGGTCAAATTTGTTAACAAAGAAGTACCTGATAGCATCACACAAGTGATCGTGGATGTTGTCCTTCAATGCCTCTTCTTTAACACTACCATCCTTCTTTACTGTATATTGATACCCACCAAATGATCTGATAGTATCCTTACAATTCTTAGTTACTAAGTATCTTACCTTACCTAAACTGTTCTTGATATAGCTTCTTAATAGCGCTATACCAGCGTTGATTCTACTACCTCTATTAACTACATTAAACCCTGCATTCCTCAACATATCTACTGGAGATAGTCCAGAGGATAGCTCATCTGCATTACCTGCTGGGTCACTATAACATGCAACCATATCACGTTGTGATAGTCCATGAGTCTGTAGTGTAGTTCTTATAAGACCAATGATATCTTCCATCTGTGTCTTAGTGATGTATATCTCATCAAATTGAATTACCTTATCATCAGTAGCTCTATCTACAGCCATAAACCCTATAGCAGTATGATGAGCATAACCGAAGTCCATGCCCAGATAAATATCGTATTTATCAGGATCTGGCGACCAAGTCTCAATAACGTTGCTATCTCCAAAGTCATCATATACCCTACCTGCTTTAGTTATAAACTTAGCACAGTACTCTTGTAAGTATTCATCTCTGCTAATCTCAGCCTGTACAGCTAATAGCTCCTCTTCACTAATTAAAGGATTGAGCTCTGTAGGCCACATATAAAGGCTCCATTCACCACTCTTGTTATCATAGATATCTTTAAACCAGTTAAAGCCATTAGGAGTACTCCCAACGATTGCTGAGCCGTTCTTATCAGAGAGAGCTGGACGTATAATCTTACTCCATACCTCATGTTTAATAAAAGCTGCTTCATCTAGTATAGCAAGGGTTAATCCTCTACCACGTAGAGAGTCTGGATTATCACTACCTTTGAAGTATAATACTGAACCATTCTTGAATACTACTTTAAGTCTAGTATGATGGATAGTATGTATGGCTGGCGCCAATACTAAGGATAGACTGGATACGAACTCATCAAAACCAATTTCCTTAGCCGCATTATATGTTGGAGCTATCCAATATACAAAACGGTTAGAAGTCATTAGACAGTGTCTAACAGCCTCTTGTAGTAGTGAGAAGCTTTTACCTACTCTTCTACCACCTACTACGACCTTGAATCTTGAGTCATCATTATGTAAGATTGACTGATATTCCATAGGTTTATAATCTATTTCTATCATTTACTCTGACTTCCATGAGATGGTTAACCCATTGAGATTACTAGCGTTAGCTTGTTTCTCTAAGTTGTCAACATGATCTAGAATTATTCTAAGGTGTTGATGTTTTCCTGCCATTGCTTCTTGTACTGCAACTCTATATAGTTCTGGTAGTATGTTCTTTAGTCCACGTTTAGCTTCTGTATAGATAGCATCCATGAATTGAGTGTTTCTACGCCACTTAGATATAGTAACAGCAGATACTTTAACCATAGCAGCAACTACAGTACAGTTGTACTCTCCAGTGGCAAATAGGGCTATTGCTTTGAGTTGTTTAGGAGAGAAGTCTTTACCTACTAGTACACCTGTTTCTGACATATGATCTTCCTTGTTTTTATTATCTTTACCCAACGTGATTATCTTACGGAGTAAAAGATAAGAACCTATAGATATATCTTTGTTTACTTATCTATAGATATATAATGTAAAGCTTTTGAATAAAGAGAATTTTGAATACATCATCCCTTTAATACTTAATAATGATTTCTAACGAATCATTGTTGTATAAAACATAAATACTAATTACATATATAGTATACTCACTTTTACATTGAAAATATGGGTATTTATTAAAAAACAACCACTGGTTGATATTAGGTAACGCTCAGGTTGTATTGACCTAATCGGTCTATATCTTAATATCCTTAACACATAACTTCTTATTACGAAGTAAAAATAATTGGCGCCGAACATAAAAGCAAGCATATTTATCAAACTCAACCACTGGTTGATACAAGTAATGGTATGCGTTAGTAGGCTATATCTGTGTATCTAAAGACCCTATACTATATATATAGAACTAGAGAACTAGTTCATTCAACATGACAAAGGAGTCAACATGAATAATTCA